AAAACCTTAGCTGGTTTGAAGCGGTACGCTACAGCTAGAGCCGCAGCAGCACGAGTGCTTAAATCGAACGTGCCAAATGGCATCAAGAAACCTACTACGACTATAGGTTTTGCCATGAACAAGTTGCGTTCCATGTTTGATGGATACCCGCAACGCGAGGTGCAAACTGCCGTAGACTTTTTAGAGCGCATGGCAGCATACAACGGTGGCCGAGCACCTGTGCTTGTGAAGTCTACAGACGGCCCTGCGTTTGATCCAAACACAAACGCGATCAAGGTGGATGTTGGCAGCAAGGACGCGACTAAAGAGCGGTCTTCCCCAATGGCGATGGAGTTGGTTCACGAGATGGGCCACTGGATTTACGACAACCTTCTCGACGAGGGTGATCGTCAAAAGTTCTGGTCGTCTATGGAGAAGTTTTATGACGACAACGGGGCGTTGGATTTCGACATGCTTTCGCGTGGCATGGTTGATAAGTCGCTTATTTCAAATGCCGCGACTAACCCCCAGGAATTTTTTGCCAATCAGTTTTTAGGCTACGTCTTGCAGACTGACGCTCTCCGCGTTCCCGGCTCCAAACTAAGCGAGGTATTTCACAAGGTTAGTAAGCTCGGTAAGGCACTGTTCGACTATCTAATGGGCCGCAAGACTATGTCAGTCGATGCCGACCTAGCAGACCTGTTTAAGAAATTCTTGCCGGAAGAAGAAATTGATCCTTTGACGGGTGCTCCGACAAGAGGTCTGTCTAAGTTTGCTGGCTTGGAGCAGATGGGCATAGAGCATGGCAAGGACGCGCAGTTCTCCTACGGCAACGACGTTATGCCCGCCGCTCAGTTCGCGGCTAGACAGATGGTCGCTCTCGACGAGCGCATCAGAGACTTGCAAATCTCTAAGATGGCAAGTCCGAGAGGGCTGGGCGACAGCTTCGCGCTTGCTATTGAGTTAGAGAAAATAGCTAAGTCTTTGTACGGTGAATACGGTGGCGTAAAGGGCGAGGCTTTCCACAAGGCTATTCCGGGCAACCCAGAAAGCGGGTCGGCTCGCATACAGGCACTCGACTACGCGAGAAGCAAGACAGGCGGCAAGACTATCCTCGAAGATGTCATGCAGGCCCAGTACAAAATACACGGGTTTTTGAAAAGACTACGTTCCGAGGAAGCTGACAGTAAAGTCGGGCAATCTCTGTCAGGCCAGAACCCTACAGATGCAGCCCAAGCGGAAGCAATAAACAGGGAGATGACAACAGACACCGCTCGTGATGTTCAGTCTTTATATGAGCGTATGCTCACACAGAGCAAGTCGGCGTATGAAGGTCTCGACGAAGCCGTAGTTGATCAGCTTCACGCCCTGTCCTCTGACCTACAAGTCGCAATGCAACGGGCCGTTGGTGAATACGCGGGAATGTTTAAGCGCACAATGCCGCGCACTGAGCGCAAGAAAATTGCTATCGACCAGTACACAGGTGCGGCTTACGTCGAAACCCTGCCGCCTAAGTCTGCTATGTTTAGAAACGCAGCAATAAAAAATAACCGAAAAGTTATGGCGATAGAGCAGTCGGTTTCTGAAATAGTCGAGGAGCTTTCTAAGCGAGGTATCGACTGGCGTGATGTTGGTGAAGACGCGATCTTAGCTGACGCCAATGCACGGTCAAAAAATCTAATCAGCGCAGAAGAATTAGCCAACGCATTGCACAACGCTGACTTGGCCGAGGGCGCAGATAACATGGGAGCGTTAGCGCAAGCGATCAACGAGTTAAAGACGCGAGTTACGTTTACAACAAGAGACAGCAGCAAAGAACTTGCACAGCTAGAAGCAGACGACAGCCCTCTCTTGGCAATCTTACGCGGTAACGACGAAGCACTTAGAACAAAGACTATGGCGGCACTTGAAGCCGACCCTAGTGACTTCAATCTGGCATTGCTCGACTATGGCCGCAAACATGGCGCGACAGTACCAGATGCACCTGATCCAATTTCTACCGATCCTCTGAACCCTGCAATAAAAACTTTTGCTGATCGTATTTCAGTGCGGGGAATGGACAAGACAGAGCAGGGTATTGCACGCGACCTGTTCATTAAGTTGGTGCGAAAGATCAAAGGGGCAGAAGACCCACAGGATATTTTGGATGAGAGCGCAGAAACCATAAATGAGTTCGACTTAGCAATCTTGCGTGGCGACCCATTGGCTATGGAATACAGCGATGAGACCGTCGTGCTGCCACAAGGCGAAAACTATGACGAAGCACGTAGATCATTGCGCGGTATGGCTAAAGAAATAACCAAGATTAACGAACTAAGAAATGTTTATATCAATATTTTAGACTCGAAAGGTTACGACGCCGAAGTTGCGCCACACCGAAAGGCTCTGTTTGACAGTTTATACAACATTACTTTTGCAATGCGCTCTCGTGATGAGCAGCAGGGTATAATGTCCTTGGAAAAAGCTGACAAAGATAATCTCAAAGCAAAGTTTTCAAGACTTAGCACCAAGTCAGTTGATAGCGTGTTCGTCGAGGTCGCATCACCCACCGAGGAATTTGCGTCGGCAGATATGCCGTACTTATTCCAGACAGCGCAGACTGAAGCGTTGCAGTTCCAAATCGACGATGCCGTACAAATACTGGATGGCATGCTACTACAGCCGCAGTCAATGAAAGAGCGCAAGATGGAAGTGCGCCGTATGGCCGTCGCTGATCTTCATAAAGCAAAGCGCGACAAGCACGAAATCTTAGGCATGGTAATCAATCCAGAGGGCGTGACACTTGTTCACCCGTCTGTAGCTGGCAAGTACACCAACTCATATCTGGACAACGTAAGCCCACGACTGGACAATGCGATCAGAGACTTCGTGGGTCTAAGGCCCGAAGCCAGCTTACGGGACAGCTTCCAGTATAACGTGTCAGTAGATCAAGCTGTTAGAGGCGTGACCGTTACGAAGAACGGCAGATACGGCGAAGGCGTTTATCTCGTCTCCACCAAAGAAGTAGACACAAACTACAGCGCGGCACAGATCAAGAAGCAAGTCGAAGACGACATGTTCCATTCAGACGCACCAAAAAATTCGGCCCCTGACATTGATAGCGCAATGAAAGACATAGCGTTTTACCGAGAGCAAATCCGCGACTTATCGAACAAGGCTAACCCGACGTTTGATGAGCGTCGTTTACTCAACATGACCTTGAAGATGGAGCGAAGCCGCTGGGATGCACTGAGCAGGCTGACAAACTCAGTAGATACAAAAGTCGCGCCAGTATTTGCACGCATAAGAGCACCGTTAGACGTGTCGTCGAAGCAATCGTACTCTCTTGGCGCAGAGGAAGATGGCTCAGTTCGCCATATTATTATGGAGCTTGCCGATAAAAAAATTCTGGATGCAGACGGAGTAACGGCAGCAGTCGATAGGTTTATTGAACCAGTGAGCGGCCCTCGCATGTATGATGCGTTCACCAATGGACGAGATGGCCTAATGGTTATGTCGGGTACTGCTAAGTCGCAGGCTGATGCACAAGCAAAGTTCAAGAAAATCCTAAAAGACTTAGGCTACGATGCGATGCACACTGACCAAGGCGACGTAGTCTTTGATCCAAGCATGGTCAAAGAAGCCAACAGCTTTGAGGCAACGGATGCTTTGTTATTTGATGGAGTAGGGTTTGGCGGTGACATGAAGCTCACAGGTCAAGTTGTCGAGGAGATGATGGTAAAGAACGCGCCCCTCAAAAACGCAGAGTTTGTGGGTGTCGCACGCGAAGTTCGTCGCATGGGTGTCCCTGCGCCCATAACAAAGATCACAAAGAAAATCTTTAATCAGCACAAGATTGAAGGCGACGACGTACAGAAAATATCTACGTGGTCAACGGTCAAAAACTTTTTCCGTGAAAACTCAAGCCTCATGCGCCAGCTAGGTGCTAACTGGTTTGGCGATCAGATCAAACCAATGAACGGTGTTGGGACGTTTGAGAAGCACGATGCGATGCTGGCACGCAGGCTACAGCCGATCATAGCAAAGCTGAACGATCTGCCTGACGCTGGTAACAACTTCCAACGCTGGAACCGCCGCAACCGTGGCCTTGCAATGGGTGCGCTAGATGTAGGCCAGCCAGCAAGCCACACCCGCGTCATACAAGCGTTGCGTAGAGGCAGAGGGGCTGTTGCCAAGCTGAAACCAGCAGAGCAGCGGGTCGCAATGGAAATCGGCAACGCTTTCAACGATGAGTTTAACAAGATGAAAGCTCTGGGCATCAAAGTTGGTGACGCTCGCAAGCTCGGCAGTGACTTTTACGTCCCTCAAATCTGGGACAGCGAAGCGATCCTAGCCAACCCTAAAAAATTCCAGCTTGGGCTGTCCGAATTTCTCAGACGCTCGCAATTAGACCCCGACTTCGACCCCAATGATCGAATGACCCCAACGGAGCTAGGTGAACTAGCCGACATGATTGCGTCTAAACTCACTCGCGGCAGCGACCCAACAGTCGATGGCGACTTGCAAGCGGCTATGTCGAACAATCCTTTCGCCGCTCGTGTGCTGGCCCTGAAGCCCGGAGACTACGACTTCATGGACGGGTTCCTCGTGCAAGACTTGCAAGGTATCTTGGCTAAATACTACGACAGGACAATTCGTAAGCGCGTGCTGACGGAACAGTTTGGCGTGAACGCACACGCCTTTACTGCATACGTCGATATTGCTGATGGTGGCGGCGTCAAGGAAGCCGTGAACATTCTGAAAGCTGACTACAACCCCAATGACACTGTATCCACCGAGAGTGGTTCGGCAACCGTAACTGATGTGATGATCAACCGTCTTACTCTAAACCCAGACGAGACTAAGGAGTTGATCCGTAGACTGCAACGTATGCTTGGCGACCCGAAAACTGCCATCAACAACAAGCAAGCCGCGATCCACATGCTAATGGAGATGGGAGACGCCGACGCTACTCGAAACGTGCAGTACGCCAAGCGCGTCGAGGCAGTGGTCAATGGCCTGATCGACTTTAGCCAAGGTCGCCCGCCCAGCACGACTATCGCCAAGATGCGTGCAATGATGAACGTGTTAAACAAGAAGCCCATCGACGGCGGCGACGGAACAGAAGCACGCTACAAGGTTAGCCGTCTACTCAAGTCTTTCACAAGCGTATCCCTGCTTGGCTTCACCACGTTCACGTCGATACCAGACGTAGCACTCCCATTGGTTCGCAGCGGAAACATGAGAGCATTTGCAAAGACGTGGGCCAAGTACAGCACTGACCCATCTTACCGCGCAGCAGCCAAAAACATTGGCGTCGGCATAGACAATTTGATGCACGAACGCATGGTGCATATGTCTGGCGAAGGGAACCAGAAGTTTGCAAACGCTTTCTTTAACCTGACGTTGCTGACCCCTTGGACGAATACGATGCGAGAGGTCGCCAGTCTGGTCGGGGTCGAGAGCTTCAAGTCCGAGATAGACAGGGCCATGCGACTAAAGCGCAAAGGTAAAACTGATAGCCGTTCTTACAAAACAGCCGTTAGATATTTGGAACGCTACGGGCTTACTGGCGAAAACGCACCTCACGACTTTCTGGTAGATGGCTCGTTCCGCATAGATACGCTTCCCAAAAACGAAGCCGTACAAATGCAAGTTCAGATGGCGATGATGCGCTTTACCAACGAAGCGATCTTCACTCCGAACCCGAACGACGTGCCTATGTGGGCGCAGACACCTTGGGGCAGCATGATGTTCCAACTCAAGTCTTTCCCCATGCTGATGATGAAGCTGCAAGGTTACATCATGGATGAGTTCAAGCAGGGGAACGTCGCACCTCTCGCATACATGCTCACAGCGGGCGTAGGCGCGGGCAGCATTTCAGTGGGCGTAAAAGACTTCGTGCAAATGCGTGGCGGTGACGAGGAGAACTCGGCTGATTTCAGAAAGCGATCACTGGTCAAGGATCGTGAGAAGCTGGGCGAAGTGCTGGGCCTTAAAGAAGGTGACGATGTAGACGCGGCACTCGGCTGGTATCTCGACGGCTTACTGGCGGTGGGCGGTATGGGCCTGATCGGTGAGATGCTATACAACACGTCGGCGCAGCTAGACAACGGCAAGTACGGCTTTGTACGCACCATGTCTGGCGTCTTTGGGCCACAGGTAGGCACGGCTGAACTGGGCTTCAACGCGGTAGCAGGCGCAGGGCAGGCGACAAGCAACTTCTTCTCTGACGAGAAAGACAAACCTAACGATAAGATCAGGGCCACGTTGCGCGATCTGTTCGGACGCATACCTATCGCTGGTCGTGTCTATGGTGGGCCTACAGGTCGTGAAACCTTCGTCGATGCAGTCGGTGGAGAAGCCAAGAAGCCGGGACGCAAAAAAGGCTCCGGGGAAGGTAAATTTGGCGACGGCTTTGGGAGCAGCGATTTCAACTCTAATAAATTCGGAGGGAAATTTGACTGATGTGGTTCACAGCAATCTTAGTCGCGGGTCTGGTAAATCCAGACTACGTCACCTGTCAGCTCGCAAAGAAAACAAAAATTCAGGACGAGATGGTCTGCATCTATCTCGGCCCGAACCGAACGACGGCATACCACTACCCCTCGTTCAGTTATACCGAGTGTCCCAAGTCGTTCCAATGTCGATACTCACCCAACACTAAACGCCGACCAACGGTCAAGGAAATCATGGAAGGCTTGAAGGAAGGATTTGAGCAGTGACTTTAGCAATGCAGAAGATACTAGCGTGGAAACTTATGCCACGACTAATGATGCTAGTGATGACGATTGTTTACATTCGCGTCATTGAGTTTGCCATCACAACAGAAAGTCTCTCGTCGCAACACGCGGCAGTCGTGTCAGTCGTAACTGGTGCGATGACGGGAGCTTTCGCAACATGGGTTGGACATGAAAAATGATACAAGCACTCATCGGCCCAATAGCAAATCTCGCAGGCACATGGCTTCAGGGCAAAGTCGAGACGAAGGCAGCAGAGACTAAGATCAAGGTGAGCGAAGCCGAGGCCAAGTCGCAGATACTCATGTCGCAGTGTCAGAGCGAAGCGAACTGGGAAGCGATCATGGCCCAAGGATCAACGTCGTCGTGGAAAGATGAGTACATAACAATTTTGATGAGCCTGCCAATTATCATCTGCTTCACTGGAGAGACTGGGAGGGACATAGTTTTCGACGGTTTTGCTGCACTCGAACAAGCCCCCGACTGGTTCATATACACTTGGGGATGCGTAGTCGCAGCCAGCTTCGGGATACGTGGCGCGACACAATATTTCGGTAAGGGCAAGTGAGCTATGACACGTCGAATTGTGGGGAGTTTACGAGTGCTTGGCACGACAATGTCGTCGGGTTTCCGCAGCTTAATGAAATCGACAGGCAATTCGTTGAACTCGAAACTCAGCGCGAAGAAATCGAGAAACAAAGAAAGCACATCAAGGAGCAGGCCGATGAGAAAACTGACTGAGATTATAATTCACTGCACTGCGACTAGGCCGTCGTGGTACGAAGACAAGCCAGTCGATGAGGCTGTCAAGGAATTGACTAGGTGGCACGTCGAGGACAACGGATGGTCAACATGCGGATACCATTTTGCCGTCAATCGTAAGGGCGAAGTCGGTGCGGCTAGACCTGTTGAACGTAGCGGGGCGCACTGTCGAGGAAAAAATAAGTCGAGCATCGGAGTTTCCTTGCTTGGCGGGCGCGGCGGCGAGGCTCACGACATCTTCGAGGATAACTTTACTGCCGAGCAAGACGTAGCATTGCGTAAGCTGATCGCAGACTTGAAGGAACAACACCCAACGATCACAACCATTACAGGCCACAATGAATACAGTAACAAGGCTTGCCCATGTTTCGACGTGGATGACTGGATGATGGGCGACTAAGTTATGGAACCGATCTCCGTAGCGATGGCGGCATTTGCCGCCATCAAGACTGGCGTTAAGCTAGGCAAGGACGCTCATTCCATGATGGGCGACATCGGTAAAATGTGGGGTGCGATTGATGAGATCAAGCAGGGCCACACCAAAGGTAAGAAGAACCCTTTCTCGTCAGTCGAGGAGGAGGCGCTGTCAACTTTTGCGGCTAAGAAAAAAGCCGAAGACTTAGAGGAAGAATTAAAAAAATATGTGATTATGACCAGAGGTATTTTTGCGTGGAGAGAGTTGCTCCAACTGAGAGGTCAGATACGCAAGGCTCGGACTGAGGCTGCGAAAAAAAGGAAAGCCGAGATACAGGCCAACATTGAGATAGGCGCGGTGGTTCTGTTATTCATAGTGCTGGTAGCTGGCATGATAGCTGGCGTCTGGCTGTGGTTAGGTTGACCCCGCCGCAGTGCGAAACCTAAAAGCGAGGTCGTGTGGGTCAGCGATTAAAAACATAGAGTTGACTCAGCCACGCCTTTGGCTAACCCACGGGTAAAACTATCATAAAATGTGGCCGCAAGCAAGAAAGTCTAGGCTGTCCCACAAGCTATCGTCGTGCTTATTGTGGATCACAACATCAGCGTCGTAGTCCATTCCCTCAGAGCTATGAGTTGCGCCTGTTTCTGTCGAGGCTTGGCCCGTCACGGACAGGCGAACTATCATCCCGCCCATCTTCCTCACTCTCTCCGCTTCGTTTTGAAAGCGTAGATCGTCGGTCACGACTGGATGCGCTGGCATTAATTGCATTGCGGCGTGTTCCCAGACGTTGCCCCACAGGTTTTCTCCGATTAAGTCCCGTCCCCATTCCGTTCCCAATGTCTGCATCGCCCATCGTGGTGTCCTTCCAGCCAGTATGTCGCAAGGCTGTTCCTTTAACGCGCCTTCCAAATGTTCGTCGGTGAGGCCCATCTCTTTAAGCATACGCTTGAGCGGGCCAGCAAACTTAATGTTAGTATAGCCGTATCTCTTGCAAAAGTATTCCGCACACACCGTCTTGCCGCTACCGATTGGCCCGACGAAAGCGACTAACTTAGGTCTGGTCATCAATCACCTCCTTGGAGAGATTGGCAATCTCACGACGTATGTATTTTAGTTTGTCGTATGCCTTGCGACGATCAGACAATTCACTGTCAATGCTAGTCGGCCTGTCGTTCCCGTAGGCTATCATAAACTCTAAGTCGGAGATGCGTGTCGCAACACTCGCGGCTTGATATTCTAACTCGACTATTTGTTTTTGCTTGGCTCGTAGTTTCATGTCTGCCTCGGCTCGTAGAGTTTCCATTCAGTGCAAGTGCTACCGTCGCACTCGTCGCAGTGTA